ATATAGAATCATAGAATCGGCAATTGCAGTACTATCTACTGTATTTTTATCTAAATTTAGTCCTTTAGGCTTAAATGTAGCATCGGCTGATTCAATAGCTTCCCAGTTTGGTCTTATTTCTACTCCTAAGTTTCTTATCTTAGAAGTATTTTCCGGTTTAGTTTTATCCCAAGCACACATGTATCACTCCTTAAAAATTAGGCATTGCCCTAACATTTAGCAAATCTTGTTCTGTTCTAGTTAATATGTAAGCAACCTGCTCCTTGTATAGCATTGTAATCTCTGAATAAGCATCATTCTCGCCATAATCTGAGAAGATAGCTCTTGAAGCACCATATGCTATACATGGTCCCCATTCATTCAAATCTGGGGTATCTGTGGCGTTCTCAAGCGGTGTTACAATAATATATGATCTCATCCGTATTACATATGCTTGATCTGGTACTGGTGATAGTTGAAATTTATTAGAAAAATATAAGATTGCTTCCGGTCTTCTTGGAGTAAAAAGTATGTAATTTAAGTAAATTGACTGCCCATCATCTGGGGCTATCATAAAATTTACTGTTATTACTCCAGTCGAAAGATTAATTGTTGCCGTTCCACCACAAGAACCTGTAATATTAATATCATCGTTTGTCCACGTTGTTGTAGTATCTTCAAAAAGTTCTGTATTATCAGTTATAGTTAAAGTAGATGGGTATATAGGAAATCCAGTTAATGTTGTTGTAAAAGTAACCGTTACTCCGTCTCCCACCCATGGTGTTGAGAAATTATATTGAAGGGGGTTTTCCTGTTCAAATTTAGCAGAATCTTGGTACCATAGCATTGATAAGTTGTTGACAGTCGCCGGCGGTTCATAGTTGGTATATAATGTATCTGGTGCCGCATATGTAGCTTGATTTGCACTTGTAATAAACTCATAATATACAAATTTCTGCTCAAGTTTTACCTCTGCTGGAAACGTATACAAATAATATTGGTTTATATACTCGTCTATCCTTGTATTTGATAGATCATTTTCTGAAAATCTACCGGTAACTTGCCTTACTTTTTGCCTTATTTTTGCTAAGGTCCACTCATTCATATTATTCTCCGAATACTTGTCTCATTTGAAAACGTGGTTCTCTACCTATTAATTTTTTAGTCATTCCACCATTGCCGTCAGGTCTCCAATCCCATATTGGTTTAGAACGTGATTCAACCCATTGGGCAATAAACCTAGGAAGGCTATATCTTCCACCATGAAATAGAGTAAAATCATGTTTGTGTTTATTATTTCCGTATGGAAAGCGTTGACATAATCCTGGTTCTTCTAAATTATAAAACTCAAATTCACATACTTCACGAAGGAATTTTTCTTCCTTTTCATCCGCCGGTTGTTTTAAAATAAATGGCAACTTTTGGAGTGATTCCATATCTTTATTTTTATGTTTTACTTCGCTCATTTCTACCTCGCGTTAAAAGGGAGGGAGGAACTAAGCCTCCCACGCCCTTGGTTCTTAACTATTATTAAATTACACAATTCTCGCCATGAGCGACAGCTACCATTACAGCATTGTTTCCGCCCATAACTCCTGTTCCTAGAGTAATTCCACCAATAGCATGATTCTCTACTGGAATTGCTGTTCCGTCAGTATCAGAAACTCTAATCACTTTTCCACCTGAAACATAAACGCTATAGTCAGTTACAGATGTATCTTCTACTAGTGTTATGCTTGTAGTGGTAACAGAGGCAACTGTGAATGTATTATTCAAACTTGCATCTCCTGTTAGGTCATCGGCTACTTCACATACTTTTATTGTATCTCCAGCTGCAAAACCAAAAGTTGCTGTATCATTTACAGACAAAACCCCTGGGTTAGCATTAGTGAAACCTGAAATGGTTGCTCCTATTGCTGTTGATTGTGCTAATGGAGTAAAACCATTAGTTGCTGTTACTGCCCCAGAACTAACTAAAACGTAGGAAGCTGTAGGCATGGAAGAGTTCCAATACCATTGAGCTCCGTTAGTTACATCTGTTACAGTGATCTCACCTACTGTGAAACCTATAGACTTATGTATTACAACCGCAGTTGCTGGGTTAGTCCATCCCCAAACTTTCATTTGTGACATAAACTTCTCCTTATGAGTGGGTTGCCATTAAATTCAACATAAAACTATCATTTAGTATTCTTGCTACGAAGGGGTGGGACCATCCTACACTTCCCCTTTGATGCAATGGGTCAGCTGAGCCTCCAGAGCCAAGTGGTTCTACATAGAAATCACCTGTTTCTGATTTTAGATGAACTACCGCATATGCTTCTTTTCCAACAATTATGTTGTTATAAACTGGAGTTGCAGCTGAACTTACGCTACCAACAGATGTATATAACCATCTAACATTTCCAGTAGAACCCCATTCACCATCAAGCACTGTCTGCCTTGAAGCATAGTTACTTGTATTAATGAATCCAGCTACCGCTTCTAGGTCATCTAATAGATCAGTATCTATAAATCCCCAGAAAGCTGGTCTGATTGGGCTTGTCGCAAACGCATTAGTTCCTTTTACGACCTCAGAAATCATTTCTGCATCATTTCCAAGCAAAGTTTTAACTGCTGAATCAATATCGCTTTTAGTTAATTCAGTAGGTGTGCTACCATTAATACCATTACTGCATTGTAATACAGAAGTTGTACTTGCTAACACATCACGTGTAACTTCATCCATCGTTTGGGCTAAATTTTGTGAAAGTAGCCTTGAGGATTCATTTAAAACACGGTCCTCAACAGTTAATTGAACTTGGTTTGTTATTGTTACGAAATTCTTTTTGTTACTACTCTTTCGAGTGGCTAGTCATTTCTGCTAGCTCCTTATATTGCTATAAGGGTCGGACTATATCTTCAAGCACTATGCTTGCGTTACTTCTTTTGTTTTTCCACATATTAGAATGAGTTATTCCAGAGCATTTTTTACTACAATGTTTTGTGTTTTTACCTGGTTTTCTAATAAAAACTTCATTACATTGAATACATTTAAATTCACGTTCTTTTTTTTTATCATTATAAAATTCTTTTTGTCCTTTCATTCTTATTTTCAAATGACATTCTTCACAAATTTTTGCATCAGATCTATAATTAACATTTAATTCTTTGTTACAATCTTTACAATACACAACTTTTGAAGCGTTATATTTTTCATCTGAAATATAATAACTAGGATCAATTTTCCTTATCATGCAATCGCAAACATAAGGTTTTATAATATCAAAAAAATTATCTCTGTCTTTTCTTCGCAATCTAAGCCAAAAATATGTCTTATCTTTTACATTTTTTTTAACTACTCTAAAAGTAATTCCAAATTTTTTATGTATCATTCTTGCTAAAAGTTCATTCTCTGTTTGGTTAAAATTATGTGAACATATATATGGACATCTATATCCCATTTCACCAGCTAAAGTACCATCATCTTGATACCATAAAGCCAATCCAAGTGGGGTTAAACATTTCATAACATGCTCATTAACGGTTTTTCTACCATCGTGATACATGTGTTCATGTAATGAAGCATAAAACGGATGTATTAAGGTTCTTGCAACTACATATGGATATTCTTTTCCATTTAGTTTGCTAACACCATCTGCACATTTTGTTTCATTTAACCAATTAAGCATTTTAGCCTTATAAAAAACATATTCTTCGTCTTTTTTTGCATGAGTTGTAATAAAATAACAAGTTCCGCTATCTCTTTTAACTATTGAAGCGTCACCTAATGTCATTCCTATTACTGCTCCTTTAAATTCTAATTTGTTCTTAAACATAGTCTCTACACCTTCCTTTACGGCTTGGCTCGGGATTGTCCTTTGCGGAGTTTCCCCGAATTCAGTAACATTTTACTACGGCAATTTCTAAGCTGCAATTCTTAAATCACTTTTACCGTAAAAAGCCACACGTGCCTTAATATCAGTAGCTGATAGCGGTGCTCCAGGAGGAGTACGTCCATCAACTAAAGGAATAGGTACTGTGTCTAATTTTGAATATCTTCTAAAAACAATGGTATCACCATTTTTTTCGGGGAGAATACGTCTCTGTGCGAATTTTGTATGAATTAGCGTTGGGTACGCTGTCATAAGCAAAAGTCGATCATAGTATTCCCGAACGGCTGGTGGAAGCACCGCAGTTGTTGTCATTGTCATTTCAAACTCCTAGGTTTGTTTATCCCAAATGCTTATTGACTTGCTGCTTGAACTCATCGTCAGACATGTCTTTCCATCTTTTAGCTTGAGAAATAGGAGAAGTAGAACCCATGCTCGATAAGCTACTCGCCCTAGACGAGTTTTCAACTATGCGTTGTGCATCAGCGGATTTTTTCTTCTGTTTATTCTCTGTCCGATAAGAATCGGAATTTTTAGCCAAAAAATAGGCAAGTTCATAATCTTGAGTTTTTTGTAGGGTACTTTTAAGATTTGGGTTTTGTTTCAATACATCGGGTAAATATTTGGTGATGACTTCCTGATAGTCTGGATTTTTTTGAGACATTTTCATTTCTTCAATCGTCATTTGGAATTTGTTTGCCATGCCAGAGGTGAGTTTTTTAAATTCACCGATTGTCATTACATCTCCATCATCCAAACCCTCGAACTCATTTTTATTTTGTTCTGGTTGAGATTGTCGAACTTGATTTAATGCCAAATGTTCCTTTATCATTCGGAGTTCATCTTCCATCTGTTGTCTTTTCGTTCTTTCAGATTGCAAAGCAGATAGGGGTACATTCTGTTCTTGTTGAACAGGGTCCTCATATACTTGCTCTTCTTGAACTTGATTAGTTTCAACTGATGATGGAACGGCGGCTTCCAATTCTTGATCGCCCGAAAAGTTATTTTCTTGATTCATCGCGTGTAGCTCCTTTAACTCGCCCTTTTAAGCTCCTGTGGTTCGCAGGGTTCTATAGCTATTGTCGGCGGCACTATTTTGTTATATATGCTCCTGGTATAGAGGTAGTTTCAGTGATTACCTCATAACAGGGCTTTGCTCCTATTATTTGCAAGGCATCGAAATCAAACGGTCTTTGAGGCATATTTACATCCCAGCTGATTGTTCCCCTGGAATTATTTATCTCTCCAACTATCTGCCCAACTTGTGGCGGTGGCTTGCTTTTGTATGCTTTTATATGTTTTATCAAGGTGGGTTTACCATCTACGCAATTCTTGGATGGTTTAGCAAATACTACAATCCAATAAAGTTCTTTTTCGTCTTTATTTGCGTCTAAAATGGCTTGTATATGCTTGTTATCATCTTCAATGATTGCATTACGGGTTTCTCCAGTCTCTTGAACCATAACATCTCCTTAAATACTGTTTGGTAGTGCCTGAGATGGATATCCCTTGCTACCAGCAGAATATTTTTTTATTCTACTTACATCATACTGCTCAGAATTGGTATTAATAGACTTAACAGGGCTAGCCTGTGTATTGTCTTTAAGGTTCATTCCGGAAGCAGATGAATTATTACTTTTCACCTTATCCATTTT